TCGAAAATATATTAAAGAAAATAAAGTAATTAAGGAGGTAGTAGCCTCTAAGTTTGATGATGCTTATCCATTAGAAGCATATCTTGATACTTTTGATGGATATAGTGAAAATTCAGTTGTATTATCTAAGTTTGGTATTGAACAAACTAATGAATTAAGTATTACTATATCCAAAGAAAGATGGGAAACATATATTGAACCTTTGATGAAGAATGAAGAAAATATTCAATTAGCAACCCGTCCTAAGGAAGGTGATTTAATATATTTTCCATTAGGTGATAGGTTATTTGAAATCAAGTTTGTAGAGCATGAAAAACCTTTCTACCAATTAATGAAGACTTATGTTTATACTCTTAAATGTGAAATATTCCGTTATGAGGATGAGGTTATTGATACTGGTGTTGAAGAAATTGATGATAGTTTAATAGGAGGAGATTATGATGGTGTAACTGGTGAAGATGGTGGTGTCTCTACTCTTATTGGACCAACTCAAACTCTTACTCTTGTAGGTACAGGTGTAACTGCTACTGCTATTACTGGTATTGTAACCGATGGTGGTATTCGATATATTGATATTACTAATCGGGGTGGTGGATATTTGGGACAGCCAACTGTTGCCATATCATCTGCTCCTTCTGGTGGTGTAACAGGTATTGCTACTGTAAGATTAATAGGAGGAATTGTGGCGTGTACTGATAACGTTAACCCTGCTACCAGATCTGTTCAGCATGTAGATTTAGAGAACGTTGGTTCTGGATATACAGTTGCTCCTAAGATTGCCTTTATTGGCGGTGGAGGAAGCGGTGCTGCTGCCACTTCTGTCATTGGTGATAATGTCATCGGTATAGTAACTTTAACCAGTGCTGGCGGTTATGTGGGTGGTGTTGGATATACTACTAACCCAACAATAACATTTAGTAATGAAATATTTAAGACAGGTGTTACTACTGTTTCTGCTGCTGCAACTGCTGTTGTAAGTTCCGCAGGTACAATTACTGCTATTAATATAACTAATGCTGGTCTTGGATATAGCACGGCTCCTACTCTAACTATTCAAGATCCTGCTCTTGATAATACAGGAAATTACAAGTTTAATGAGGTTGTTGAAGGAGAAACCAGTGGAACCACTGCAAGAGTGAGAACATGGAACGGTACTACGAATGTAATAGAATTAGCATCTGTAAGTGGAACATGGACAAGAGGAGAGAAGTTGGTAGGACAAACATCAGGTGCAAGTCACACTGTAAGATTAATTGATCTTGATCCTACGGATGATGGATTTGCTGATAATTTGGAAATAGAAACACAAGCAGATGCTATTATGGACTTTACTGAACAGAACCCATTTGGTACTCCATAAATATTTGTGCTATAATATAATTATTGTATTTTGTGATAATGCCAAAACAACAAACTATTAAATTTAAAATTAGACAAGATGGCACTGTAACTGAGGAAGTTATAGATGCTGCATCTAATCAATGTTTAGATTTAACAGAATCTATTGAAAAGAAACTTGGAGTTTTGCAAACAAGATCTTTTAAACCTGAATTTTATCAACCTGCTATCGTTAACGAACATGTCTCACTTCAGCACAATAAAAACGAAAATCAGGAACAAACCTGAATTACAAGAAGCATTAGAACTTCTACAATATACCGTAGTAGAAGATCAAGAACTTAGAGTTACTGGTGCTCATGGTATTAATCATGAGACAGTAGAGGCAGATCTTGCTATTTCAAAAGATATTGGTTTTCGTATGAATCCACATACGGGAGAGTATGAATTAGTTGCTGATCTTGAAACTTGGAATCAACCTATTCCAGTGGAAAGGTTTATGGATAAGGTAAATCAACAGTATGCTAGAATGACAATTCACAACACTGTTAAGAAGCAAGGATTCCAAGTTGCAGAGGAATGGGAGATGGAAGATAATACGATAGAATTGACGGTAACTCGTTGGGTATAAATACAATATACCAGTAGTGTAGAAATGTTTGAGTATTTTTATAACGAAATTCTGAGAAGAACCATTATTTCTTTTGGTACTCTTTTTAATGGAATCACCGTCAAGCAAGAGGGTTCTGTTTTAAGGGTTCCTTTGGGATATGGTCCTACTCAGAAATTTTTGGCACGATTAAATCAAACACCTGATTTAAATAAAGCAACGGCAATTACTTTGCCTAGAATGTCATTTGAGTTTACAGGTTTGACATATGATCCATCTAGAAAGGTAACTACTACTCAGCAATTTACAGTAAAAGATCCTAATGATGGAACTGAGACTAAGAAGTCATATATGCCAGTTCCTTATAATATGCAATTTGAACTTGCTATTATGTGCAAGTTAAATGACGATGCACTACAAATCACAGAACAGATACTTCCTTACTTCCAACCAGCATATAATGTTACAGTTACATTAGTAGAAACAATTAAAGAGAAAAGAGATATTCCTATTGTATTAGAAAATATTACAATGCAGGATGATTATGAAGGAGACTTTGAGACTAGAAGAGTTCTTCTTTATACATTAAGATTTACTGCTAAAACATATCTATTTGGTCCATCTGCTGCTGCTACAAAAGATCTTATCAGAAGTTCCAGAGTCAGTTATCTTGCTGGTACAGATACTACAAATACACAAAGAGATCTTACATACAGTGTTACTCCACGAGCAACCAAGAGTTATGGTGGTCCGATAACTACTACGTTAGATGAAGATGTAGATCTTACCGAAGTAGAAATTAAAGTTGTTTCTACATCTAATATCTTCTTAGATCCTTCGGAACCAGCAAAGGCAACTTATTGCTATATTGATGAAGAAGAAATGAAGATAACAATGGTAAATACAAATTCTATTATTGTTGAAAGAGCACAAGATAACACTCTTGCTGCTTCACATGTTAAGGGGTCTGCGGTTAGAGTTATCAACCCAATAACTTCTGCTACTGATTCAGCTGTTACTTATGATGATAATGCACTCATTGAAGATGGTGATAACTTTGGATTTGATGGTACTATCTCATGACCGATAGATTAGATAAAACCTTTAATATCTCACCAGAACCTGAAGAAGGTAAAACGGAAGTTATTAAAAGAGAAAAACCTGATAGATTAACTAAGGATGATATTACCAGAGACTATGAATATACAAGAGGGAATCTTTATAGTATAATAGAAAAAGGTCAAGAAGCAATTGATGGAATTCTTGAAATTGCTCAAGAAAGTGAAATGCCCAGAGCATATGAAGTTGCAGGTCAACTTATCAAAAGTGTTTCTGATGCAACTGATAAGTTAATAGATCTTCAGAAAAAACTTAAAGATGTTAATGAAGAGCAAGTAAGTAAAGGACCAACTAATGTTACTAATGCGTTATTTGTTGGATCCACCGCAGATCTTGCTAAACTCATTAAAAATGAAACTCCCAAAAAGAGTTGAAATAAATATAATTATAGATGGGGTCAAAATAAGTGCCACTTAAAAAACCGTCAGAATTTTACGATAAGAATCCTAATTCTTCTTTCGATAATGTAAAGGAAGAATTAAAGAATGCTAAACCTGAAAAGGTAGAGAAAATTTCGGAAGCTTTTGATTCGTTTAAAAATAATCTTAATAATATACAGGCATTAAATGATTTTGTAGCATCGGTAGATACTTTCAAAGCAAATGCTGAAAGAGTTGAATTATTATCATCAAGTGTTGAAAAAATAAGAGAAAGTGTTAAAGGTCTAACAACTCAGAAAGATCTTGATGATGCCATGATGGCTCATTTGTTATTTGTAGAAGAATCGATAAGAGATGTACAATCCAAAGTTAAGACATTAAATTCTAATTCAGTATTAGAAATAAAAGAAGAGTTTGAAACTTTATCCGAAGCAGTAAATAATTTTGTAGGAGAAGAAGTACCAACATATAGAAGATTAATTGTAGACTCAGAGACTAGAATTGATAATAGATTTGGTGCTTTTAAAGAAGATGTAAAACAATCTTTTGAAAGTCTGGGTAAAGATCTTCAAGAAGATGTTACTAATATTACAACAAATATTGAATCTTTAAATGAGGAGCATCTTTCTTCTCTTAAAGAAGATGTTCGAGGTATTAATAATAAGGTTAAAAAATTCTTAGAAAAGGATCTGCCAGAATATAAAAAGTTTTTTGCTGAGACTGAATTAAAAACAGAAAGTAGAATTACTGAAACTGAAAAGAAGGTTGAAGAAAAAGTATCTGATGCAGTTAAATCAATAAGTGAAAACTACGAACAGAATATTGAAGAAGTAGAAAAAGGTTTTGAAAAATTTACAGATAATTATAAACATAATTTAATAGAATCTAAATTAAAAGCAGAGAATACCTCTGGACTGTTAGCAAAAGATATTGTTGCTTTAGATAAAAGAATAGACTCTATTTGTGAAGGAGTTACTTCTCTTCAAGATGATATTGATAATAAAGATGGAATAGTAAAGAGTGTTTTATCTGATCAACTTGCTAAAATTGACACAGTAGTTAAGGAGTCTAAGGCTC